GCCTTGGGAACCATCTGTGACTTGGCCAGCATCTCAGAAAAGCGCATGGCCTCATCCAACGTGACGGGCGCAAAGCCCTGGTTACTTGTTGTTGCTAGTTGCATTTTGTTTCTCCTCGGTTGCGTAAGTATCTATTGTTGTCAACATCACAGTCACGAGCGCGTCCACTACATCCATCGCCCGGTCTCTGTTCATAAAGCTGCCTGGTGTTCGGTTGGCAGCATCGAAACACAATGCCTGAAGCTTGAGTGCTGCTTGCAGGCGTGCGTTCATAAGCTTTTGATCTTCCCGGTTCATTTCCGCGCCTTGATTTTTAGTGTGGACTGACGCACCACACGGGCCTCTTTGGCTGGCGTGATCCGAGATGGCTGGGCCTCATAGCGGCGCATGGGCCAGTAGATCTCATGTTTACTGGTTTGGCCATGCGTGTTTTTGCCCAAAATTTCTTTGAGCTTTTTCTCAGCATCGTCAATGTCCTTTTCAGCTGCCTCAATTTTCTTCTTGGCCTCAAGAATGCTGTGCGCCCAGTAGTCTTCTTCCTCGCCCAGGTAGATCACCTCATCGTCCTGATTGCCCACCGGGAACATCCGATTGGCATCAGCGGAATCCTTGGGCGGGTACCAATCGATAACCTTGCTCTCTCGATACTTTTGCAGCTTTTCCTCGAACTCAATCACGGCACGCGAGATCATGGCCAATGTGGGCTCATGCCTGGCGAATAGGAATATCCGCATCTTGGTTCCCTTGTAGAGCGTACACACAGCCCCCCAGCTGGCCCCAAAGCAATCCATCTGTGCCTGGAGCTGCACCGGGCCACGGTAAAGCGGTGGCGCGTCTTCTACGTCAGCTGCGGTGAGCTTGGCCTCCATGATGCCCACGCCATCAAGCTTGATGCTGGGTTGGCCCATGACGTAGATGCCCAGGTCTGGATTGGTCTCGACCACAAGGCCGCGTCCATCAGATGTGCCATCGAGCGAGCAGGCAAGCTTGAGCAGCTTGTGGTGATAGGGTGCCTCATGGTCGAGCTCCAGGTTATCAAGACCCAGCCTCTCAGCTGCGCGGATCAGAATGCGGCCCTCTAGATCGTTGCCCCACTCCATCGATTCATTGGTAATGTCCTCGCGCTCGAGGCCGTCAATGGCCCGAATGCAGGTCTGTAGGCTGTCATTAGGGGTGGAGTAGGCAGAGATGCCCAGAATGGCCGGCAGCATCGAGGCGCTGGCCTGATCGTCTGGTGTTACTTTTCCATAAGCTTTCATTTCTTTTTTCCTTTTAATTTGATTAATCGATAGCTGGCGTAACGCTTGCCGTTGCTGTAAACCATTGTGGTGTGGATGTTGTGGCCAATATCGCGCAGCTCTGCGATCCTGGCCGCCAGGCGAAAGCATTGGCACCCGGCCAACGCATCGATGGGCGTAACGTGAACACCGCGTTTCAGCTCCTCGAGAATCCACTCATTCTGTCTCATAAAGTGAGCTCCTCAGACAAACATTGCGGTCAAAATCACAGCCGCCAGGCACACGGTTGCAATTACCTTGAGCCAGGGCGGGTCATCCTCCTGGGCTGGCTCCACCGGCAGGTTGTCGCGCCAACTGCGTGCAAAGTTGGTACGCGGGTCGATGAAGTGGTCTTCCTTTACTTTTCTCATTGACTTTCTCCTCAGATTAAGCAGCTAGACGCTGCAATAGGTTGGATACCTGCGATGGTGACCAGGTGGTGCCGCCGCGAGGGGTCTGCACGCTCTCGGCCTGGAGCTGCTTGGCGATTGCGCGTAGTGATGCCGCACCCATCTTGGCCACGATTGAGCGAACAATCGGTGCCACGTTGGCTGCGTAATCATCAGCTGCCTGGGCGGTAACTGCGCCACCAGCTGATGGGTTGGGTGAGCCCAGCTTTTCGCCACGGGCCTTTTTAGCTGCTAGAGCGTCTTTGGTACGCACGCTGATTAGCCTGCGCTCGAACTCAGCAAAGCCACCGAGCATATTGAGCATCAAGCGGCCAGTAGGCGATTCGTTGATCTCGGGCAAGTCAACAAAACGAACCTTGATGCCGCTGTTGACGATGTTGAGAATCTTCTCAGCGTCACGGGCCAGGCGATCAAGCTTGGCCACAATTAAAGTGGCTTTGAATTTCTTGCAATCAGCTAAAGCTTTCTTTAGCTCCGGGCGATCATTCTTAGCACCGGACTCAACCTCGATGTAGCTAACATCTGGCTCGGCACCGAGGAAGTTCTTAACTGATTCTTGCTGTGCCTCAAGACCAAGACCAGAGCGGCCCTGGCGATCAGTTGATACGCGGTAGTAAGCAACGTAGTTGGCAGTCATTTTCAATCTCCTGGTTGGTAGTTGACGGACATAGATATCTACGCCCAGACCAGAGTGGAGCACATGAGATATCTGCTTGTCAACCCCCTATTGCAAAAAAGATATCTAAAGGTATATCCTTGCGGTATTTAACTGGAGGGGATATATGGCCACAACAGAGTTTTCGGGTTTCTACTTTCGCCTGCGCCCACAGGCCAGGCACTTGCTAGCGGCTGCCAGCAAGAAGCTGGGCAAGGATCGCACGGCCATCTTGCATGAGCTCATTGAGCAACATCTGGCCCAGCATCTGGAAGTTGACAACCGGCTAGATGCCCTGATTGCCAACCAGCCAGATATCCAATGAACGGCAGGGGCAGGCGTAACAAGGGTGCGACCGGCGAGCGCGAGCTCGCTGCAATACTGACTGAGCAGCTGGGGTTTGAGGTCAAGCGCAAGCTTGGCCAGGCCAGAGACGGTGGCCACGACATCGAGATAGGGCGGTTTTGCATCGAGGTCAAGCGCCAGGAGCGCCTGGCCATCGAGGATTGGTGCCGCCAGGTCGAGCTCTCGGTTACCACCAGCTCAGAAATCGATTCTGAGGGCTCTGTGGGCTCGCCTGTGCCGGTGGTGATCTTTAGACGCTCTGGGCAACCCTGGAGGGCTGTGGTGCCTCTGGATTGGTTCTGTAAGGCCGTGAGGGAGGATCTCAATGCCTAACGAGCTATACCAGCACGTTACCAAGCGGGAAGAGGAGTTACTTGGAACCAGGTGGTGCTCGCATTGCAGGCACCGAAGACAAGCAGCGGGAGGGGTATGGAAACTATTGAACCAGGGCAAGAACAGAAGGTGGCAATGCGCGACCTGCGTGGAGAATCAGAAGGGTCGAGCTGTGCCGACTGCAAAAACGTAAGCTTTCGGGGATGGTTTTTATGGTGCCGATTTTTTGATAAGCCAACGACCGGGAGGGTCAACGGATGTTCCGCATACCAGCCAGAGTGACGAGCTACGCTGCCGGTCTTGCGGCTGTGTGCACCCTGATAGTCGGATGGTCAGTCTGTCTTACGGTGGCGCTGTTGGGAATTATTCTGAAAAGTTTTACTTGCACGGCGAGGCTGCGTGGGTACTCAAGAGATATCGCACCAAAAAGACCCGCCTGGCTTACCTCGATGCTGTGGAAGAGAAAAGAGGGCGAACCGCCCGAGTGGCGTTACGGGAAGAGATGATGAGGATATGGGAACACAAACAAACACAGCGCAAGTGATCGAGTTCAAGCTGCCCAAGCGGCCCAAGATAATTGAGAAACAGGCCCCACCTGACCAGAGGAAGTTCGCCGTGGTTCCGATGCGAGCTGCATTGGATACGGAGCTGCACGGGTTCTCGGTCAAGGTCTTGGTGCTTTTGTGCTCATACGCTAACCGAGCTGGGATAACGTGGGTTGGCCAGCAAAGGATCGCGGAGCACTTGCAGGTATCCAAGCAGCAGGTAGCGAGAGCTATGAAGCAGCTGCGAGACCGTGGCCACATAGAGGTGATGAGCAAGGGATTCAGAGGCGAGCGAGCCAACACGACCAGGGTGATCTATGACCCAGAGATCAAGGCCAATGATGCGATAGCTATCACCAGCGGCCAGGAAGACACCAGGCCACCGGAGACAAGGCGCAGGGAAACCAAAGAGATGGCCCAGCAAGGAGAGGGTGTAACCCGGTCGGGAAATAACCAGCCATTACAGGCCAACAAAGCACCAGACTTACCCGATCAGGAACCTGAGTTCACAGAGGAGCAGATGGCAGCCAACCGAAAGCGACTAAGAGAGATGCTGGGAGGGTTGGCAACCAGGGACGGATTTCATTACAACAGACCAGAGAAACTAGGAGACATGATGGCTAGGAAACCAAAGGCAAAACCAACACCAAAGACACCTCACATAGACAACACACAGGTTGTCAATGAAGAGGCTCTCATAGACAACATCATAGACAACACAGGTGTTGTCCAAACAAAGAAAAACATAGGTTATGAAGAGGTATTAAGTATTTATGAAGACATAAGTAAACATAGGTTTTCTAATGTTAGGACAACACGGATCGATGAGGTTGACCTGCGATGCGCTGCGATCATGTGCGAGGTTGGGGTTGGCCGCCAGAAGTTCATCGATGCCTGCCAAACCATGCCGGTCTGCCTACGGTTGTCTGAGGTCTGTGAGCAATTGGCAGGGGAGGCTACAGGATTCTGATGCCTCTAGGACGCGAATACAGGCCCGTGGTTGGCTCCGTAGATGTGAGTGGCTACCCTTGCCTACCCAAGGTAGCGCAAAGCCTCCTAGAGCCCGCTATGCGATTCCGTACAAAGGCATACGTTCCTATGCGTTTGGACACCGGTGGGAGGGGTGGGCAATGCGATTCAGCCTGGCCCGGCAGAGGCACCCATGCTCCCCCCCACCCAAGACGTATGTACGGGGGTGACCCCCTCAAATTTTCCCCATATTTTCATGGCACAGGTTTTTGACTTTACTTGGAGGAGATGTATGACGATGGAAGATATCTTGCGTGACTTTGTGTTGCAATTGCTACGCAGAGGATTTACCGTGGCACAGATTGCAGAGGCGTTAGCCTCACAGAAGATAGCTCTGATGCAGGCTGACGAATACCTGTCTGCAATCAAAGAATCAGATCAACAACCTTGAGGAGATATATGCATGGCGTATGAGATGAAACCTGGTCAGGGGTCTGCCTGGCCAAACGAGAAGAGAACTGAGGATTGGCATTCTGCTTTCCGGGGTAAGGTGATGCTGCCAGACGGCAAGACCCATTGGCTGGACATCAACCCTAAGAACTCGGATGGCAAGACCTGGTACCAGATAAAGATTGGCAAAGAGGTGGCAGCCCAGGGTGATTCCTACTCAGCTGCTCACAAACCATTCCCGGCCCAAGACCAGCACAACAAGGCCAAGGCAAACGGATTTAAAGACCTTGACGAAGATATACCGTTCTGATGGCCAGACCTAAGTCGCGTATATCCGAGCAGGTACCCAGCCTCAAGAACTGGGGCGGGGTGCGCTCGATCTCCAGGCGCATGGAGCGCTCGGCCACCATCATAGAAAACCGAGAGGCCATTGCGTTTTCTCTGCTGTGCATGGCCAACACTAAAATCACAGATATCCTAACTTGGGACGAGGACGGAAATGTCAAGATTAAGGCGGCAAGTCAAATTCCAGATCACGCCTTGCAGGCAATCAAAAATATCAGGGTCAAGCGTGAGAAGGATGGTTCGCAGACGCTTGACGTTGAACTTTACGACAAAGTTGGCGTGCTCCGTTTACTTGCTAAAGCGTCTGGATTACTTGATAACCCGGACGATGGATCGGATAAACCGTCAGTCATAGGCATCAATGTCCAGGCTCCTGAACCTATCGATGTGGAGGTGAAAGATGAAACAAGATTGGATCAATAGCATTGCCCACCTAAACGCACAAAGCGCAGGCATTTTCTTGCTTTCAATGATTGCTTTGATTGCAGTAGTAATCATCATAGATATACGAAAAGAGAATGACAAAAACTAAAGAGCGCAGTCAAAAACAAATCCCATCTACCGGGCTAAATTTAAATTTTTCAAGGTCTCCGTCTGTCTGGGGGTTCTTGCAGTCTGACGCATTTGT